CTACCACTAGTTCTTTTTAAGAAGACCATTTCAGGAGCTACACCTAACCCATGTGCAATCGTTGCACCATTAGTTCCACTTCCAGCATATTGATACATACCAATTCCAGAAGTAGTATTAATATCATAACTTGTTGGAGTTATTGTACCACCTGTAATTCCTGAAGTTGTTCCTGCTTTCCAATTCCATGAAACATAGGCGTTTCCACTTGCATTATAATTACTATTTGTACCTGAAACAGTAAAACCATCAGCATCAAAGCTATCCCAGTTAGGTGCTGCAGTTTTACCATCCAGACCATTAGTACTTAAATAATAATCTCCAAGAGTAGAAGCCTGTACAGTTTGTGTACTTGTACCATTTCTATATTTTAACCATGTTAAAGCAGGTTCAAATCCAACACCTGTAATTGCATTTGTTGAATTATTTCCAGTATAAAGTTTGGTATTAAAAAAATCGTTAGGTTGAAATCCTATAAATTCTGCCATAATTAATTATCCTCCGTAAGCCTTAATATTTTTTGTGCAGATTGCTCTAAAATCTTTTGCCGAACCATCAAATGATGATGCACCACCATCACTAGGGTCGTATTCAAAGGCTCCTATGCCTCCAGCATCAGCTACTGCTGATGTTACAGCAGTCGTACCAAAATATCCATTACCAAAATTACATGCCCAAGTAGCACTACTAGCACTATGGTCGTCAGCAACTGCTGGAGTATAAAATCCGTTAGCAGTACTTGCTGCTGCAGTTATATCAAATCCTGTACCACTATTCATAATGACACCATCTTTGGCGAAATATAATTTATTTGCGTTAAGGTCTATATAGACACCAAGAATAACTCCTGTACCACTCCAAGTATCTCCATAAGTATTTGCTACACTATTGCTATATATTTTTCCATCATAACTATATAATGCATAATCGTTTGCTCTATCTCCGAATGCCATAGAACCACTTGTAGCTGGACCATAAGCAATTCCAATTCTATTACTATTAGCTGCAGTAACAACAATTTCACTTTCATAATACCATAATCCTGCTGAAAGACCCATTGTCGCAGTTCCCCATTCTTTTCCACCACCTGTTGCAACTGTATTACTACCATTTGTAAAAGTTCCCCCTAAATAATAATTATCCAAAGGATTCATTGTACAAAAATTATTAGAAGGATTATCGTAAGTCGGTGTTCCAGTTCCTGCTGTTGTAAATGTAAACGCATTAGAAGATGAATCTAAATCTAAGTTGGACCTATCCTCCATTTTTAAGTAGTAGCCATTAGTTCCTGGTGTTGAGTAAGCTGTAGTCTTAAGCTTCCAAATTCCTGATGTACTGTCAAACTCTCCAAATTCCGTTGGTGCTAATGACGCACCATCCACAAATTGAACATGGGACATACACCCTTCAAAATAACCATAAGCAGATGAAGTTCTTCTTCCTATCCATAAAGTTCCAGCTATATTAAAATCTAAATCTGTATCTTGAGATATACTATGCACAACCTCTGGAGTGGCTAAAACTCCATTTATATAAAGTCGCATCCTGTCTGCATTATCAGCCTGTGTTGTGTCTGTTCTTAAAACTATATGATACCAAGCAGTAGGGTCTCTAAAGAAATTAATCCAAGTCCAAGCATATCCTGAGACTTCATAATATGAGAAAACATCCCCACTATAAGCTGGTTCTATATAAAAGTTAGCCCAATTTGAAGCATCAGCATACGATTCTGAAAATATTTGTTTAAGATTATTTACTGCACCTGTAAGATTTGCTCTTTTTACCCATGCACTCCAAGTCCAGGTTTTTTGATTTCCTGAACTAGCTACTGTTCTTGTTATAGATGTACTTCCTGCCATAATAAAATCCTAGTTAAATTGCATTCCTCCAGTTCCACCATGAGAAATTGTCATTGTAAATTCTCTTGCTGCTCCAACTTGAGATTCTGCATCTGTTGGAGTTATTTCAAAAGTATAAGTAGTTGTTGCTGAACTTCCAGTTTCATCTCCACTTATTATTCCTGTTGCAGTTGCTAAACTAAGACCACCTGGTAAAGTTCCATCTGTTTTTGCATAAGTAACAGCACTATCTGAAGTAGCTACAACAGTTTCTGATATAGTAGCACCTGCTGCAAAAGTTCCTAAAGAACCTGAAGCAGTTGTCCATGTAGGAGCTGTACTAGCTTGTAAAATTGCGTTAGTTGACATTCCAGCATTACCATCTGGATTCTCAACTCTAACTCGGTAATCTCCAAGGGCTAAATTGAAGGTTGCCGAGATAGAGGTTGCACTTGCCCAAGAAACTACTGAAGCTCTTGTATATGCATTTGTTGCACTTACTGCTTCTACAATTGGTACATGAGTAGAATCACTTGCAAAATTTGTTCCTGTAATTGTAACACTTGTTGCTATACTTGGAGGAATAATTGCACTTACTGCAGTTACAGTAGGTTTGTCTTCTACTGCATCTACCCAAGTTAATTGATTTGAAGTTGTTCCATCTGTTGCTAAAACTTGTCCATCTGTTCCTACACCTGTAGGAAGTGTTAAAGTATATGTTGCTGCTGCAGAATGAGCAGGACTTGCAATATGTACTGCATGAGTATTTTGTTCACAATTTAAAGTTAACTTACCTGCTGCAGAAGCTCCATCACCTTTAATTTCTAATCCAGGTGTAAATTCTGTTTTAACATTTGTAATATTATCAGCTTTAACTTTAGCAGTTTCAACTGCATCTGTAGCTATTTTACCAGCAGTTATTATACCATCTGTAATATCATCTGAAGTTAAAGCTTTTCGTGCAGGAGTTGCACCAACATATGCCATCTATATTATCCTTAATATTATGTACTAATTGAATCAACAACACTTAAAATAATATCAACTGAAGTAGCTGCTGAAGCATAAGCCTCAACTGAATCTCCAGTTTGTAATACAACTTTTGAACCACCATCAATTAATTCCAAACTTCCACCTGTAGGGATGGGAGCTGCTTTAATAATAAAATAGTTTGTTGAAGTATTTTTTACATAGACAGAAACGTCAACAGATGCACCAGAAGTATTAGTACATCTAACACCTATAATTGCATCATTTGTTGTAGTAGCTGCTCTTAGTTCTGTAGGAGAACCAACGAGAGTGATATTTCTTTTTAATGTTCTTTGAAAATTTTGAGCCATTTGTTATCCTAATTATACCATTTTTTTGCCATATTGTCAACTAGACTATAAGGCGATTGCCATAGCCACAGCAAAACCTGCTGTAGCTTTCGTATCTATTTGGTCCTGTGCATTAGAACTCAAAGTATTAATATACTGGAATTCTGTATTTGTAACAGTTCCATCTGCTATTTTTATAGCATCTATTAAAGCAGATAAAGTTGTTACTCCTAAATTATCTGAAGTTATTGCACCACTTATCGCTTTATTTTTCCAAACACTTGCAGCATTATCATACATTAAATAATTAGCATCTGCAATACCTGCAATAGTTACATCATTTAATTCTGATAATTCATTTTCTGTAGCAACTTGACCATCAACATAAGCTGTTGTTGCAAGTTTAGTTGAGTTATCACTTGCTGATTGTGTAGGAGCTGTAGGATTTCCAGTTAAATCTGGAGAAGCTAAAGCTGCTTTTAAATCTAATTGTGTTTGAATATCTGAAGTTAGTCCATCTAATCTTTGAAACTCTGTATCACTTACTGAACCATCTGCAATCTTTGTTGCATCAATAGCTGCTGCAGCTTTAATATCTGCATTAACTATATTTGTAATAGTATTATCATCAGAATCAATTGATTTATTTGTAAATGTAGTTGTACTACTTGGAGTAACAGAGTGAGCTTGAGAATCTACATAAGCTTTAATAGATTGTTGAGATGCAACTGCTATAGCAGAATCATCTGCTAAAGTATCGTCATCTAAAAATGCTGTACCACTAAGTGTTCCATTTAAAACTGGGCTAGTTAATGTTTTAGCTGATAAAGCTTGAGTACCAGTTAATGTAACAACACTACTATCAATTGCAATATCATCTGCATTTGCAGTAATACCTGTTCCGCCAATAACATTTAAAGTAACATCACCTGTTGTTCCTCCACCTGTTAAACCTGTTCCTGCAACAACTGAAGTAATATCTCCAATAGGTTTAGCATCAACATAAGCTTTAATAGATTGTTGTGAAGCTACAGCAGTTGCTGAATCAGATGACATAGTATCTTCATCTTTAAAAGCTGTTCCACTAATTGTTGTATTAAGAACTGGACTTGTTAATGTTTTATTTGTAAGAGTATCAGTAGTAGCTTTTCCAACTAATGTATCTGTAGAGGTAGGTAAAGTTATTGTTCCAGTATTTGAAATTGTTGCTATAACTGGAGCAGTTAAAGTTTTATTTGTTAATATTTGAGTACCAGTTAATGTTGTAACTGTAGCATCAATTGCTATATCGTCTGCGTTAGCAGTTATACCAGTTCCACCAATTACATTTAGAGTTGGTATTGGTCCTGATAAATCTGTTCCAGTTAAACCAGTTCCTGCTACAATAGAAGTAATATCTCCGACAGGGACTGCATCTACATAAGCTTTAATTGCTTTAGCAGAAGCTAATGTATCATCACTTGCTGAAACTGAAGCTAAATCTGTATCAACAGATGTTATGCCAGTTGAAGTACCAATAACTAAAGTATCTAAATTTACAGTACCATCAAAGTATGCATCTTTAAATTCTAAAGAAACTGTACCTAAATCTATATCATTAGTTAAAATTGGAACGATTGCTCCATCTTGAATTCTTAATTGTTGAACTGCTGCACTAGAAACATCTACATAAAATTCTAAATGATTACTAGCAGTATCAACTAAAATTTTATTTAATGGAGTAGCTAAAGTATCTCCAATTAAATTAATAACAGGACCTTCGGCTGCTGTACCATCATGTTTATGTCCTGTAGTATTATTAAAAGCTGCTAATAGTTGATTAAATTCATTATTAAAATCTGCAACTTCAATTGTATTACCAGTTGTAAATGTGGTTTGTCGTGTATAACCTGCCATATTATCTTCTTCCTCCTGCTATGAATGATACGAATAATCCATTAACTGAATAAGCCGCATTTGTATCATCACTAAAAAATCTAAAACTATTTGAAAATCCACTTCCTGTTACTAACATTCTTTTACTTGGTAAAACTACTGCACCATATGTTCCACTTCCATATAAAGCACTTCCATATAAAGATGCTCGATTTAAAGTACCAACATTAAATTCTCCAGGTTGAGGTACATCTGTAGATTCAAAATCATATCTAATTCTTAATTTTAAATCGTCTTGTGTTCCTTCTGGTTTAATATTTGCTTTAACAGCATAAAGACTTTTTCTTAAACCATTATCTCCATAGTCCATATCTGGTGTTTGAAATCTTGCATCAATATTGGAACCATTAAAATTGTCTCCACTATCATGTAAATAAACAAAACCAGTTTCATCTGTACTAAATTTAACTTCTTCATTAGAAGTATTTAAATCTGAAGTACATCTTTTAACTACTAATCCTTTTGACTCACTCCATTCAAAAGCAGGAATTCCTTGTTCATCAAATTTAAATGTTCCTATAATTCCACTTTGACTTGAATTTGCTTGACCTGAATTATGATAGAATAATCTATATTGACTTCGTTCTCTAATAACCATACTTGATAAAGTATAATCTGCTATATTATCAAGAATATCATTAATTAAAGGTAATATTTTTCTACTAACAGAACCAATTTCAACGTCAGAAATTCTAGCTGTACCAGCAACTGTTCTTAAACCATCAGGTGCTAGGAAGATTAAATCTCCACCTATTTCCTGAATTGTATTTCCATCTATACAACCTATATTTTTGGTTATAGACTTAAGTATAGGGTCAGAATCAAGACTTGTCAACTCAAATATACTATTTTTACAAAATATAATAAGAGTATTTCTAAAAACTTTAATACCTACAATAATATCTCCAACATCAATTGCTCCTGAACCAGTAGCTTCAAAATCATAAGGTTTTAAGCGGCTACTATAAGCAACAGTACTTGTTGATACTGATTGTCCAGCTACAACTAATCGTTCTGAAAAGATAGTACATCTTTTAGGATTAACTGGAGCTGACCTTTGTAGTTCTTCAAAGTAATAAGTATTAACTCCACCTGAAGTTGTAATCTGAAATTCAGCTACTTTATTGGTACTATCAACAATATATAAAGTTCCATAAGCACCATTTGATTCATAGTTAGCAAACTGATTATTAGCTTGATTTGTTCTTGCAACTGTTGTAGCACTTGCTACTTCAGCAGAAGTCATTCCACTTCTATAAATAGTTTGACCACTAGCAGTAGATACAACTTCAATATCTAATGTTAAATTTGTATTATCGGTAATAGATAAAACTCTATATGTAATACTATTAATTTTTACTCTATCATCTACAGCTAATTCAGTTGTAAATGATGTTCCAGTTCCAACAACTGCTGCTGAACTTGCAGTTACTGCAACTGTACCAGTTAAACTTTTATAAGTATCTTTATTAATTTGAAGCCAAGTAATACCATCTGTACTCCAATAAATATTATTACCTTGACAAGTAATAACTCCATTAGCATATGGAACTATTCCTGTTATAGCATCTGTAGTTGTACCGCTTGGACTGGTTGAACTTACTCCACCCCATTTAGTAAAACCATTTATTCTTCGATAGCCACCTGTTGTAGCTGATTCAAAGTTTTGTAAAATAGTTGCTGCTCCAGGTGTTCTAAATAATGCATGAGCACTTGAAACTAAATCTAAACCTCCTGCAACTGTAATGGAAGCTCCTTGTGTTGGCATTTAAATTTTCCTTATGGTAACAAATATGTAAATCTTACGTCTGACATATATTGTGGTTGTGGTGAATTTAAATTATCAGCCATTGACTGTAATCCTTTTTTATATTCGTCTAATGCTAATTGTGATTGAGCTATATTATCTTTAAATTGATAAATATAATATCTAGCTCTTGCTAATAAAACTGTTTTATATTGTTCTGGAAATGCCACTTCATCTGTATCTGCAGATAAAGCAGTTGGTCTATTGTATGCAAAGAAATAAATTCTATATACACCATCTGGTATAGGTGATAATCCAAATCTTCTTCCATCTGAACTTCTTATAACTCTAACAGGTGTAGCATAGGTTGAAGAGTCTGCTGCAGCTTTTTCTTCTGCTGCTGCATAAGTATCTCTCCAAACTGTTAGAGTTGTAAAAGGAATTTTACTAATTGTATAAGGTGCAGTTTTTCCTGATACCCCTTCCGTTGATAAAGTAAAAGCATCCCAATTAACTGAATCATAATCAGTATCTACTCCTGTTGACCCAGCTTTTAAAAGATACCATCTTTGACCTTCTACTGTATTAATATAAGTATTTCCATAATAAGGGTCATCAGGTTCAGCAGTACTTAACCATGACCAATTATCTACAGAATCTACTATATCAGAGTAAGCTCTATTTACACAGTTTGAAACTTGTTTTTGTACGCCTACTCCACTAGAAATTGCTGTAAGTTCTGGTTCATTAAGTTCTACTAATAATTCATTAGTTAATGCTAAATAGGTCTTTGCCATAATACTTCTTCTTATTTACAATCTGAATGGTCGCAATCTGATAACTCATCAATTGCTTCGTCAATTTTTTCTATAATCATTTCTTCTTTAGCTTCTAACTTTTGAAGTTCTGCGAAATGTTTTTTAAGCTTTTTTAAAGCTTCTTTCATTGGATTCCTTTTTAAAATTAAGTGGCTATAATAAGTACCACAACAACTACTGCTACTGCAATAGAAGCTTTCTTATGTGCTACTATGTAAGACCATGCTTGTTTCATATGTTCCATATATAATCCTTTATTTAAAAGACAGGGGGTATATTGCAACCCCCTATCTAGATGTTAGGTTTAATACTAACAATAACGTATAGACTAATAAATTAGGCTATAACGTAAATTGTTCTTCCTACACAATCAGTTCTAAGAACTTTTCTTCCGAAAACAAGTAATCCTCTTACTATGTCAGCGAAAGTAGTAGTACTTCTTAAACTTTCAACAATCTTCAATTGAGATGCACACGAAACCGCACTCATTTGACCCCATGTTGCCACAGGAGCAGTTGCTGTCCCAGCAGGTGAAGCTGCTGTTAAGTCATTTGTTGCTAGATTATTTGATTTGTACATTTGGAAACCTCTAACGAGACCACTTGCAACTAATCCATTTCTAAGACTACCTTTACCAGCGTTGTAATCAACTGATAATAGTTTAGAAGCTGTGTTAGCTAAAGATTCGTACCACTCAGGTGCTCCAACAAACCAACGACCTTCTTCAGGTGCGTTTTGTCTGTCAAGAAAAAAAGAGGCTTGACTCATCTCATTTAAAGGGTCAATTTGCGGACTAGTAAAACCAATGCTGTCAGGCGTGGCTGTACTTCCTTGTCTAGTAGCACCGATAGATGAAGCATCAAGACCTAGATATGTAAAGACATTACTGTCTAAAGCATCTCTTAGCTTGTATGCTGCATTGTCTGATGCAACTGATTGGAAATTGATATGTGAAAATCTCTTTTCAATATCATCTAGTGCGAATTGAAAGTATTTAGCTTGGTCTACTGTTAGAACAAGCTCTTCGTCAGTAAGTGCTGTAGCTGAAGTCGCAAGACCTCTAGTGTAATCACTTACAGTTATTTGTGGTTCTTTTACTATATTAACTGTGTCACCAAAGTTTTTAATTTCACCCATATAGTCTGTGTTACAGATTGCTTCTGCAACAGATGCTTTACGTAGTGCTATTTGAACTTTCTTTGAGTATATTTGAGGTACCCAAAAGGCGTTAGCCTGGTCACCACTCGGTGTTTCTCCACCAAAGTTAGTAGTACTTGAACCTGCAAAATTTGCCATAATATATGACTCCTTTTTGTTTGGTTGATAAAAATAGTAGATTTACTAATCTCTAGTAATTCTACCTTCTCGCTGAGCTATCAGAATAGATTTCTCATTTCTTTCAAACTCAGCATCTGACATTTTTTCAAAGTCAGAACTTTTAAAGATAACTTTATTATTCGTTGGTGGTTGAATTTGTTCGTTAGTTTTAACTAACAAATCAGCACCTTGAGTAACTCTTTTATCTTCTGTGGCTTTTTTATCTAATCCAAGTCCTCGGTCTTTCTTATACAGGTCAACTGCTCTTGCAGCAAGTTTACCATCTGAAGTATTCTCATAAACCCACTTCTTAATTTCCATGGGTTGTGTGTCTGCCCAATTATGAAAATCATCTGATTCTTTAATTTGATTAAAGTCTGGATGAAATTTCGATAACTCTAATTGAGCTTCTCTCTGTGATAAAGCTGTGTTAGCTTTTTTCAAAGAGTTAACTTCTTCCTGCAAACCTTTCATCTCTGTTTGAGATTGCAAGTGAGATACAGTTTCCACCACGCCATAAATGTCAGGGTAATCTTTTTTAAAAGCACTAAGTTCATCAGCACTTTTAGGTGGGGTGTATTTAGGTCGGTTATCTCGAAGCTGTGCTTTGAGGTCTCCTTCTGTATTACTCCACTCACCAAGTTTCCTATCATAATAACGCTTTAGGTCATCATATCTTTTTTTATAGTCAACTTTTGTATAAGGTTTGGCTTCAACATTTAATGCTGATTCCTGTAAGACCTTATCCGAAGTAGCTGTAGAAGAGGGTGATAAAACATTTGGGTTCGCACTATTTGTTGTAGTGTTACTTGCGTAGCTAAATCCTGTCTTCTTCTCAGGGTCAGGCTCAGCTGGTCCACTATCCGCATCTGGTACTGGTTTAGGCATTACGTCTGCTGTATGCCAATACTTTTTGCGATTATATGGATTCGCCTCGACTTCATTAGTTGTTCCTTCGTTCTCTTTATTATTCATAAAATCCTCCTTTGGGCTTCTTTTACTGAAGGTAGCAAAAAAAGGTGATTAATTTAAAACGAAGCTACAAGGGCTTCTATTACAAAAATAGAAGGTAGCTTGTTTATCTAGAGTACCTACTCTAAATTCTGTTATACTATGGTTTCATCTACTGCAAGTTCTGCAGTTTCTTCTTGATTAACCATACCAGCATCATAAGCTTCTTCAGCTTGTGCCATCATTTTTCTTAATTTATCAATGCCGATATTCTTAACAGCTTTTGCTGTAAATACAAATTCGCCATCTGACAATAATGCTGGGATTGAATCTGAAGTTCCTGTACCAGGTCCTTCTACTAATTCATCTTCTGTAAATTCTGTTGCAACGATTTTTGGAATAATCGCTTCTAATTCTGGAAACATTTCTATAGCTTGGTCTATTACTATTTCTTCTTCTTCTGATAATGAAGATGTATCTAAAACTGAATCAGCATCTTCAACTGCTACTTCTTCTTCTTCAAATGCATCATCTTCAGCTATTACATTTGAAATTAAAGATTCATCCATTCCTGCTGGAGCCATTAAAGGTTCTTCAACAATTTCATCTTCAGCAATAACTTCATCACCTTCTTGAAAAGCTCTATAAGCTCTTCGTCTATCATATTTTTCTTCAAGAGCTGCTGCTCCACCTAAAGCTCTTTTTCCTCTAGATAAAGGTTCTTCTTCAGCAATTTGAAAATTATCCATGTACCCACCAAGAGCTGCTTTTTCAATTTTAGGATATTTATATTTTAACCAATGTTGAAAATCTTTTTTCAATTGCTCTTTAGTTTTTTCTGTATCTTCTATTTTTCTTTGATTTAAAAATTCTTTAAAATCTTTTTTAGTTCCTATATTTTCAGTCATTTTTTTAACATCACCAGGTTCTAATTCATGTTGTTCTAATTCAGGAATATCGTCTGGCATTAAAGGTTTAACACCATTACCTTTTGAAAATCTTGTTCTTTGTTTTGAAAGTAATCGAGAAGGCATTCCTTTTCTAGTAGATTCAGGAGAATCTACATCATAAGGTGTAATACCTTTATCTTCTTCATCTAAAGATTTAATATAAGGTGGCATAGACATTAATCCACCTGTTGCCAT